TACAAGCAAGTTGAGCAAACTCTGCAGACGCAGTTGAAGAACGCACAACTCGGTGCGAACGAACGTGAAAAGTTGCAGAAGGATCTGGAGGAACTGCAAGCCAGTTTCCGTACCAAAGAGCAGCAAGCAGAATACGAAAAGAAACAAGCCGCTCAGAAGTATGAGCGTGAATTGAATGAAACAAAGGCGCGTGCAGAACGTTGGGAAACCATGTTCCGCAAAGAGAAGATCGACCGGTCACTTCTCGACGCAGCCGGGTCGGATGCTTTCAATCCGACTTTGATTGTCGATTTGCTTCGTCCTGTGACGGAACTTCGTGAAGAGACAGATGCCAACGGAAACCCTACTGGACATCTGATTCCGATGATTTCGTTCAACGACATCGACGAAAAGACTGGGGAGCCTATCAAAACGCTTCGCACTCCTACGGATGCTGTGAAGCGAATGAAGGAACTTCCGTCGTTGTATGGAGGTCTGTTCAAGTCAAATGTTGTTAGCGGTGTTGGTGCCGGAAGCGCTGAGGGTACGGTGCGGACAGGCAAGATTGACCCCACAACGTTGTCTGCTGAACAGTATCGAAAACTTCGACAAGAAGATCCTGCCAAGCTTGGATTATCTTCGCGTAAGCGTTACTAATCCACGCACAACTACCGGATAACCGGGTAACAGCGTCACATCACCAGGGGTGTGTCGCGACGACATCTCCTGGGTTAGTTGTTTTGTCATTATCCGTTAGTACATTTCCATAAGGAAAGACTCGAATGTTTAATTTTGCATTGTGTTTTGCAAACAGTGTTGACGCTTTGATCCCGGAACTGTGGGCACAGGAAAGCTTGGCCATTCTCGAAGAGAACATGGTCATGGCTCGCCTTGTGCATCGTGACTTCAGCCCTCTTGTCGCTTCTTACGGCGACGTTGTGAACACCCGTAAGCCGGGCGAGTTCTCGACGAAGCGTAAGACCGCTTCGGACTCCGTCGTGTCTCAGGACGCGGTGGCCACGAACGTGCAGGTTCCTTTGGATCAGCACGCGTACGTGACCTTCACGATCAAGGACAGCGAATCGTCTATGGCCTTCAAGGATCTGGTCGAAATGTTCATGCAACCGGCTGCTATGCAGTTGGCACGAACTGTTGACCGTACGTTGCTGGGTCAGGTTCACGCGTTCTTCGGCAACAAGGTTGGTCGTCTGGCTGAAATGTCTTCGAGCAACGCTCAGGACTTCGTGCTCGACGCGCGTCAGAAGATGAACGAGAACAAGGCTTATCAAGCCGGTCGTAACCTCGTTCTGGCCCCTGCCGCTGAAACGACTCTCTTGAAGACTGACATCTTCGTCAAGGCCAACGAGCGTGGCGACGGCGGTTCGGCTCTGGAAGAGGCTCGTCTGGGTCGTATTGCTGGTTTCGACACGTATCTGGATCAGAACGTGCCTTACATTAGCCGTACGAATGCCGACACGGTGACCGCTAACCACACGGCTACCGCATCTCCTGGTGACACGGGCAACAAGTCGATCACCGCTACCGGTAACGGTTTCGTTGGTTGCTTCGTCTGGATCACGGGTGAAGGTCAGCCTCACTGGATCACTGCTCTGACTGAATCCGGTAACAACCTGACCGGCATGACGCTGAACGAAGCGTATGTCAACACGGTTGCTGCCAATGCTGTGTCGTACATCTACAAGAAGGCAACGGTTGCCGGTGCTTATGCCTCTGGCTACGCCAAGGGTATCACCCTCAACACCATCACCGCGAACAAGCTTCCGGTTGTTGGCCAGTTGCTGGCTTTCGGAACGACCAGCGGTACTCGCCACACGTACACGATCATCGAAGTTAACGATGTCAGCACGACCAGTGTTATCGTGTGGTTGGATCGCCCCCTGTCCAGTGCCTTGTCGGACGGTGACTTCGCGTTCCCCGGCCCGCACGGTGCGTTCAATCTGGCGTTCCATAAGGATGCCATCGCGTTGGTTAGCCGTCCTCTGGCTCTGCCGGGCTCTGCTCTGGGCGTCCGCTCGGGCATCGGTAGCTACGATGGTCTGTCCATGCGTGTGACCATGCAGTATGACATCAGTTCTCAAGGCACGATCGTGACCTTGGACATGTTGTACGGTGTGAAAGTGATCGAGGACGACCTCGGTTGCGTTCTGCTGTCGTAATCCTCATCTTCTCTCCCTGAGGCGGGGCAACCCGCCTCAGGGTTCTTTTCAATAGGATGGTGAGATATGCACGAGTATATCACAGTACTAAAAGAGTTCGGCCCTGTACTCGGCATCATCCTTTTCTTTATTTGGCGAGATTGGAAGCGTGAAGATCGATTAGTAAACCGTCTCGAATCACTTGAGCAATTCCAGAGAGACAAGTTAATGGCAGTTATTGAGAACACGACGGAAGTCGTGGCCACAAACACTCGCCAGTTCGACCAGATTCTTGTCTTCATGGAATCCAGGAGCAACAATGACGAGTCGGCCTAATTACAGTTTAAAACGCTTTCAACAAGTAAACATAGGGATGCTGAAACGCGAATACGGCGGGACCATCACTGTGTACTTGCTTGACTCAGCGACAACGAACCTTGATACCGGTGTGAAGACGGCTGTGTACACGTCCTGTGTTATTAACAGGGCGATTGTAATGCCTATTCATGCCATCCGTAACATTGTTCAAACCATCTCTGTTATCTCCGCGAATAAGAAACTGGTTCAAGGCGGAACATTTGATATCGGTGATCGAGTATTCATCATTGATAGAAAAGACGTACCGTCAACGTTTGAGTTGGAGAAGGACGACTGGATTGAATACAACAGCGAGAGATACGATCTGAAATACGTAGATGAATATGAGCCAGGAACTAGTTGGATGGCTGTTGGCCGAATGATCGAGGGAGTACGGCCTGATCTTCATTTACGTGTGTACCCACGATCCGATCTGGAATTGTCTGACGAAGTAACTGTCACAGTGGAGTAAACGATGGACGAAAACTTAGCACGCTGGGTGTTTATCTCCATTGCAAAATACTTCGAGCCAGTTGTATCAGGGATGGGTGTTCCGTACTTTGTTGAAGGCGCGATGGAACGTACAGAGGCTTTGATGCAGGCTAGTCACATTGAATTACGTGTGACCGGTCCGGATGTTAAACCACTTCCGGGAAGTCATGACGTACGAGTGTCAATCAACTTGCTGTGTACTTCCTTGATGGATGCAGCCGGTACTGATGCTTGGACTATTGTTCAATGGACAGGTGTAATTCAATCAGCCATGCTAGATCCTATACCTGTTTATCGTTACGGTACCGGTGCCGACGACGATGAAACACTAGTAGGCTGCCTTCGAGTAGATCAAAACCGGGTCAACATTTACCATTTTGGACAACTTGAGAAGGATTCACGTGTTCGACAAAGTGAAGTCGATGCGTCATTCCTTATGAACATTTAAGCGAGGGGAACAATGGCTCGTATCGAACTTCGTGACGTCACGATTTACATTCAGGACGGGTTGAGTGGTACTGCAGTATTGTCGTCCAATGCGACGGCAAATGACGCCACCATCAACATCAGTTCTGTCAACTTGAATACTACTGACACGGATCTCGTGCCCGTCGGCGCACGACTTTATCTTGCTGGCGAAACGGCTAACACGGTTCATACCGTTACGGCTCGTACGCCTACCAGCAACAGCCCGACCACTTGCGTCACGATCACTCCTGTGGTTGGTGCAGGTAGTTACAACTCTGGTAACTCTCAAAACGCTGTGACGTTCATCAATCAGCGTCTTGAAGTCAACGTGGGTGAAGGTAACCTCACGTTCACTGAATCGAAAGAGTATGAATACCTGCGTGACCGAGGCAACTTGGACACGGTGAAGGAAGGCGACGAACAGCCGATCTCGGTCGAAATGGAGTTCGTGTTCGAGTATGTTCGATCGCAGTCCGGACAGGACATCACTCCAGTGGAAGCCATCAAAGGCATCAATGCCGCTGCGGAGTGGGTGTCCAGCTCGTCTGACTTATGTGAACCGTACGCAGTTGATATCCTTCTGAAGCATTGCGTGCCTTGCGGTACCGATCATGATCAGGATATCTTGCTGCCTGACTTCCGTTGGGAGTCGTTGGACTACGATCTGCAAGCCGCGACCATCTCGGTCTCCGGTCAGTGCAACGTGTCTAACGCTACGGTCACTCGATCTGACGATTCTGAGTGCGCGTAATTCAACCTCGAATGTAGTGGGCAGGCAACTGCCCACTACGTTCTTTCTTTGCCTCTAGTTGGAGATAAGTTATGAAGATTGGTGGTGTTGTAGTCAGCGGCCCGAATGTTGAGATTCTTGTGCTGCCGCGACCAACAAACAACATTGTGATCAAGGCTCAAACCGTTGCAGACTTCAAAGAGTTTGAACGCATGGTGCCTTATCCGACCGCCCCCGGAGTTCGCACAAAGGACGGGTTCAAGAAAGACACAAAGGCCCCCGCGTACCGAGACGAAGTATCAAGGTATGAAAGCCTGCGTTTTGCCTGGATGGTGATCACGTCACTGGCACCCAGTGAGATCGAATGGGAGACCGTTAATCTCGATCAGCCACAAACGTGGTTGAAGTGGGAAGAGGAATTCAAGAAAGCAGGCCTGTCGGAAGTCGAAGTCAACAAGATTACGCTTACCGTGATGCAGGCGAACAGTCTGGATGAGTCCAAACTGCAGGCTGCTCGCGAGGCTTTTCTACTTGGTCAGCAGGTGGTAGCAAGCGACATCTCTGGCCAAGATACCGAACCGGAGAGTATTTAATCTGGTCTGCTTGCGATCGTTTAGGTATTAGACCTCCAGGGGTCAAAGAGTGCTGGGAAGATTGCAACGTGCTAGTGCAGGCGAAGATTCTCGCCTATGAGCAAATACGCCAGTACGACGAGACACCAAAGACATCGGAGCTTGACTAGTGAGATTTTCAATAACTGGTAAAGGTTCGCTTGACTTTGATAAACGCGGTGCTATACGAGCACTCAATACCTATCTGAAAGAGTTTGTACGCATCGGTGGTATCAAGTGGTTGGATGCCACCGTCCTCTCAATCATTCCAACTTGGTCTAAGGCTTCACGAGCCACGTTTCAGAAATTGGCTCGTGATCTCGGTACGTCAATCCCGTACGGACCTCAACGCAGCCACGAGGATCGAGAAGCATTAGGCCGTGCCAACAGTGCAGGCAGCGGGTTCACCAGTAAAGGGAATGAGCACTATTTCATTTACACGACGACGCTCCGATATTTGATTTACAACGAATTCAATAAGGCAACGCAAGGACCGCCTCCACAACCATTCTCTAATAATGTGCGGTTCACACCTTATCGTTTTCAAGAACGCGGTGACGTGGCGTGGGACAAACACGTACAAACAATCAACCTTCCTAGTGTTTGGAAGCATCTCTCATGAGTGAAGACGTATACCGTAAGATCGGGTTTGACGCTTCACAGGCTATTACAGAGCTTGGAAGTCTTACCAAAGCCGTGCGAACTGCTCGCAATGCTTTGAAGTCGTTCGACAGTTTGAACGGAACTGGGATCACAAATCTCGGAGCCGGTCTAGCAAAGACTCGAACGAATTTCGTACAGTTTGCCGACGGATCGCGTCAGGCTGTTCGCTCTCTTGATGATCTGGTCACTGGAGCCCAACGATCTGTCGGCCTTCTTCCGCCGTTGGCCAGCAATGTAACCAAGACTACTGCAGCCGTCAACCAAGCAAATACTGGGTTCAGTCAGTTTGCCAAGACGTTGCGCACCATCTTGGTCACGCGTGCAATCATCGGTTCGCTCGGACTTCTTACGAACTCGCTTCGTGAAGCCTCTGAGATGGCTGAAGAGTTCCAACTCAAGATCGAGCAAATTCAAACTATTGGCGAAGGCTTAAATTCAACTAGTGAGCAGTTGACTAGCCGCGTCCTTCAATTGTCGTCCAGCCTTGGTACAGATTCAATTGATACTGCTGCTGGTTTGTATCAAGTTTTGTCTAACCAAGTCGTTGAAGCCGCTGACTCATTTGCGTTCTTGGAGCAGGCTCAGAAATTAAGTTTGACCACCATCGGTAGCACTGAGCAAGCCGTTGACACATTGTCGTCTATCATGAATGCTTACAGTCTTGACGTAAGCGATGCGGCAAAAGTGTCTGACGCGTTGTTTGAAGCCGTTAACGTCGGTCGTTTCAAGTTGGAAGACATTGCTGATATCATCGGTCGTGTCACGCCACTTGCAAATGAGATGGGCATCTCGTTCCAAGAAGTGTTGGCAGCCATCGCTGCTATGACGCAGCAAGGCGTTCGAGCCGACACAGCTATTACGCAGTTACGAGCCATTCTTACAAAGTCATTGAAACCTACTGAGGCTTTGGCTGCTGTATATGAGAAATGGGGTGTTGAGGACGGCCCGGCTGCGATTCGAGCATTTGGTGGTCTGCAAGGTTTGTTGGTAGCCATTCAACGTGAGACCGGTGGCAGTACAGCCGAAACCGCAAAACTCTTTAATGAGGTTCGTGGTCTGGCCGGTGTGCTTGCATTGGGAACTGACTCCGGTAAGGACTTTGCGTCCGCGTTCGATGCTATTCAAAACTCTGGCGGTAGAGTAGCGGATGTATTAGGAGAGTTCCAAGCCTCGCCTGTACGACAGTTGCAAATCGCCACTGAAGAGTGGAATGCCGCGTTGATCGACGCTGGTTCAGCCTTGTTACCAATACGTACGTTCTTCAAGGAGTTAGGTACAACCTTACTCACTAATGTTACACTTGGTATCAAAGGATTGTCTGATGAGATTAAGGGCACTCGATTCGTCGAGTTGGCAGGTATCTCAGCCGGTTATCAACGTGAGTTGGATAAGATATCAAAGACTCGTCAAGAGTTCACCGCGTTTGACGATGAGCAATACCGAGAGCAGACTGCAGTTGCTCTGGACGCCGCTCGTAAGGTTAACCTTGAGTGGAATAAAACTCTTGGTAATATTACTACTCAGGCAACAGCGTCCACGAACGCGTTCAGTGGGTACGCTAACGGGATTGTAAGTACGTACGAAGAGGTGTTGCGGCCTTTGAACGATTTCGTTGATCAAATCAACGATAAGATCAAGACGGCTCAAAACCAATTGACGTCGGATCAGCAGAATCTTACCGATCTGGAGTTCCAACAAGAGTTGGCTCAAACTCCTGATATCGGTAAGCAAAAGAAGCAATACGAACGGGCCTTACAAGAGTTCTATTCGGCTAGGTCAAAGTTCAATCAACAAGCTGTAAACGAAGAGACTCGCGAGGAATACCGAGCGGCGTTGAATCGTGTTCAACAGTTGTTTAAAGAGGCTGAGTCTACTGGTGGTTTCTTCACCCGCAAGGTGAAAGACGGAATCATCGACGTGGCCAAAGAACAAGTACGGGCCAGTCAGCTACTGTTGCAACAGCAGCAGTCGTTGCGTGGACCCGCTGAGAACTTGCAGCAGCGTCTTGGACCTCAGTTTGAACAAGCGAAACTTCTTACGAAGCAATTGCTTGATCAAGCGAAACAGTATCAAGAGGCGCGTATCAAGGGCGATGATCAAACTGCGAAAGCAGCATCTGATAACATCACTGCGTTGAAAGGTAAACTGCAAGATCTTAAACTGACCGCACAAGACTTGAATATTCTTCAAGGTATTGGAGGAGGCGCGGGCGAACTTGGACAACGTCTGAACGACGAGTTGCAAGGCGGGTTGGACTCCGCTACTTACAACTGGGCATCGGCTCTTGAATCCTTAAAGACTCAACTGGCTGCCGAGACGATCGAATTCAACGCGCGTGCAAATGTGCAAGCTATTGGCGGGGATCTGAGTGCCGATGGTGTACGTGAAGCGGCTCGAACTCTTGGAGTGGAGTTTGACTCTGCTACAGGTCAAGGTCAAATATTTGCTGACTCGATAAAAGCTGCCGAGGAGCAGTTGAAAGGTGTAGCCGCACAAATGGCTGACATCGATCAGGCCACTCGACGGATCGTTGTCGGTAATCAAGCGGTGTCCCAAGCGTTGCGTATCTCTTCCGAGAGCGCAAAAGAGTTGCAAGTAGGTCTAAGCGTCGGTGCCAACATTCCAAATGAACAAGTGTTGGAATCTGTTCGGGCCAAGTGGGTAGAACTTGCTTCTGCTATCAAACGTGCTCAAGAGCAAGCGAAGTCAGGGACAACTATTGATCCGGCAGAATTGCAGTTGTTGCAAGACCGTATCGATGCGGCAGTTCAAACTCAGACGTTGCCGTCGCCGATTGGTGACTCACTGACTCAAGCGTTGCAAAGTCTGACGAATGTTAACAACGAACTGACAACGATCAAACAAACTCAAGAAGCGATTCAAAGTGAAGGCCCACAAACAAAGGCCGCTTTGGATCTTGCTCAACAGTTTGATCCTATAAACACTCAGTTGTTGAACCTTCGTGCCAAACTTGATGAGAGTTTGCAACCGTTGGACA